AATCAGTTCCTAGTATACCGCTTCCCGGTATAGTGCCTCTGTCTCTTTTCAAAGCGTCACTAATTATGTCATCCAGAGTATTGCCTTCTTTGATAGCATTTTCAATTTCATCTTTACGGCCTTTTTTAATGCTTTCAGCAAGGTATTTTGCTCTACCATAATCTAGTGTTTCACCAGCTATAGAGTCGTTGATTTTAGCAAGCTGTGTTGTAATGTCTGCAAGTTCAGTACGAGTAGTAACTTTTTGTGGTCCAGCACGTACTACCATTTTATTATATTGATCAGCATTTAACGCAATACTAAAGTCTAAAGTTTGTGCAGGGCCAAGACCCGTTTTTGTAGAAGGGTCTACGATGTTAGATATAATTGCACCTTGATCACCTGTTAGAGACAGTGGCTGACCGTATTTACCGCCACTCAATGAGTTTATAAGACTGGACGCTCCTGACCGCATGAAAGAATAGGCTTCTCCTACACTAAAACCAGTAAATGATAAATCAGCATTAAAAGCACCATCAACTAAACCTGCACGTTTACCTGTAGCAGCAGTGCCTCCAAAAGCAATTGTACCGCCTGTAGGAGTTCTATCGTCATCTTTACCACCGCCTTCATCAAGAACTTGCGTTTGACCAAGAGTAGGAGTTACAGTAGTCTGTTCTTCAGCAGGTTTTTCAGCTTGCTCGTCTATAGGTGTATATCCTTCTGGTATTGGGTACAAAGGTTTACCATCTTTAAATGGTATTTGCATAGTTTGACCTGCATCGTTTATATAGGTACGCAACTCATCATACTGACCTGCTTTTTGACCAACTGTTTCAGCAAATGTAGGTAAGTTGGTTGTCTGTAAAGCTGTTTGAAATTGTGGACCAGTAAATTGTACTGGCTGAAAATACGGTGCTGCACCACCATATGGTGTATAGCCAGTCTGTCCACCACTAGGAACTTGATACCCAGCAATGCCAGTACCCGGAAGTGTGTATGTTCCAGTCTGTGGGTTTACCTGACCCGGTTGACTATAAGGATTAGTAGGTACAGTTGGTGCTACATAACCACCTACTTGGTAATTTCTAGTTTCACTATTATACTCGCCTTCATCATCAATGTCAAGGTCATACATATCGAATGGCAAGTCATCTTCCATAACAGCTTCATCGCCATTGCCCATCTGACCCATAGCTTCCATCTGTGCCAAGCCTTGCTTTGCTTCTTGACGCATACGCATTAATTTTTCAAGGCCTATGTAACGCACTACGTCTGCAGGAAAAACAAACTCGCCTTCGCTCAACTGAGCAGGAATGTCATCACGTACTTCTTCACGCAATGAACCGGGCGGTACTTCATTGCCTGATTCCTCATCAACCATACCGCCTTCTTCCATAAGGCCACCCTCTGCATAACCACGTTCTACGGGTTCAAAGAGTTCCATTTGTTTTTTCATGGGTACTGCTCCACCTTCATTCATTTGCACTAAACCCCCTGTGTTTAGTTTTTGTGTAACATGAAAAGCCATACGCTTTAAATCGTTATAGCCATATTCATGTAGTACATCATCTATGTCTAATTCTTTTGGTCTATCAAAAAGAATGCTGTCAATATCTTTATCGGACATTTCTCTTGTTGCTGTTCTTGCACGTATAGGTGCAGACCGATCTTTGTATTGCATTGTTTCTAAAACATCAGCCAAGGCTTTTAAATTGTTTTGCCTCTCTCCATCCGGCATAGCATTAGCAAATTTTCTTAGATTTGTTACGTATCTTCCGTTATTTGCTACCGTTTCAAGAAAAGAATCATAAGTTCCTCTAGCACCGTATTGTTCTGTATACTTTGCTAATGATTGAGCATCATTAAACATATTTTTTGTATAGTTATAAAATCTACGTGGGGCTTTTGCGTATCCGGGACTAGCCTCTGCTAGCCTATCTAATTGGCTAAACAATCTATTTACAAGACGTTGACCCTCTGCTATACGTTCTGCAAGAGGTAGTTTGCCCGTGCCTTTAGTGGGCTTCATTTCACTAACATCAAATCGTTTAGGGTCTATTCTGTTCCTATCTTCTGATAGTCGTTTTACATTTAACTCTTGAGGGCGAGGTAAAGCGACTTCTGCTTCTAAATGACTGCTTTTTGGCAAAGATACAGGACTTCCAAATTTCAGTATTTCATCACGTAAATCACCTGCACCATATGAAATTAATTCTGCATATTCATCGGGTGAAATGTTTCTTTGTAAATTTTTTGGCAAATCTGCATAAACTAAATTTGCAAGAACACGATTACCAAATACATCTTTAGTAGAAACCAAAGAATCTCGTGACGTTGATAATGCTTTTATGCCTTTAAGTTCTAAATGCTGACCTGTTTGCGCACTTCCAAAAGCAGATTTATCCGATCTAAATGGTGAACGTCTACTGTTACCAGAAAGAGGTCCAGTTCCTCCATATGGTGCAAAACCTTCTTTTTCTAACTGTTCACCTTTACTTGAAAATTTAGGTGTATGAAACTCCCTAGCTACTTCTCTAGTTCTTCCAACTATTTCTCTTAATTCACTATCCAAATCAGATGCTTTTATATGTGGAACAGATTTACCATTTTCAATTTTCATCGTTAACGGCACACTACCAAATACTTCACCACCATCATCAATTAAATCTAAAGCACTTTTATCGTATTCAACTTCAAATCCTGCTTCATTACGCGCTGATTTAGTATTTACAATTCTTGGCATAAACCTTAAATCAGCTAAGTAAGGCTCTATAAAATCTTCGCCTTTTTCTGGGATTATAGACAAGAAGGATATGTTTTGATCCAATAAAGTTTTGATTGGAACGCTTTCTTTTTCACCAAATACGTTTTTAAAATCTAAATTTTGATTACCACTCATTGTTTTAAGACTGTTAGCCAGTTTATAGTCAAACTCATCCAGCTTGGCTTGTGATTTAAAATCATCTACTCTCTCACCTATATTTCTTGCACCGTGAAACACTTTAGGTGTAGGACGATTAACTTCTTTTAAGAACTGTCTGCGTTTTCCTTTAGGCAATGTTTTTGCATACTCTAACTGCTCTGCACGTTTAGGTGTAATCAGGTTATCTGTTTGCTTCTTTACAGAACTTTTAATCGCAGATTTACCAAGATCAGTAGCTATTTTAGCCCCCGGTATTAAACCAAGCAAAGAGAGTGCAGTAAAAGCACTACCCATGCCCATTTTTACTAAATCTTTTTCTTTGTATCCATCATCAATAAGTGCTTTAGCTACAGTTAAATCTTCAGGCAACTCAACTGCGCCTTTAACACCACCCACAAAAGGTGTCATGTCAGCAGCTAAACCTGCAGCAGTTTTACCTGATTCAATTTGCTCTTTAGTTATTTCTTGTCGTGAACGTGTTTCAGCATCTTTAATGTCTTGCTGAAGCATTTCTTGCATTTGTTCGTTAAGAGCCATCTGCTTTAGCTATGTCCTCACGTAAACGTCTTATCTTACGCAGTGCTTCAATAGCACCTTGTGCCTTATGCACAGTAATCATATTCTCAGACTGTTCTAATACTTTGTGTTGTTGCGCAATAAGCACATCTAAGTAATTACTGAAGTGGTCCCATTGGCGGTTGCTGCTGACCAGCCCCTTCAGCTTGCTGAATATTTCCTTGTCCATTCGCACTAAATCCTTGTTCACCCGGTACAGGAGCCTGTCCCATACCTATGTTGCCACCACCTGCACCTGTTGGGTCCATTGCATCTGCACCCGGCGGTGGTGTCATACCACCCTGTTCTGGTTGCATTGGTGCTTGGAAGCCCTTCATAATTTCTGCTTGCAGTGCAGCTTCATCCATATTGTTGGTTACTTTGTCGGGGTCTAAGTCCATAGACTTTGCAATCTCACGAATTACATACTGGAACTTAGCAAAGGGTGCGAGTGCAGGACTACTTGCAATTTGCAAGAACTGCATTAAACGCTGGCTACGTACTTCGTTAGCCATGAGACTTTCTGTACCCCGTGCCTTAACTTCTAAGTCACCTTTGATTTCTGGGTCAAAGTCAAACTGCATATTAAAGCGAAAGAAGCCTTCACCAAGTGGGCGAAGCAGATAGTCGTCTACATTCTTAATAACTGTTTTGGTGCTACCTTGTGCAGCACCCATCAGCATTGAAATACCTGAAGCTGTACGGCCTACACCAGATACACCTGTTTGCCCGTGAGCAAATGACGGGAAGCCAGTGCTTTCATCTGCCAGTACACGTGCTTTGTCAAACAACATCATGTTCTCTTGTGACACGTTAGGGAACTTAGTACCAAAGATAGCTTGACCCGGTGCGCCACCCTGTCTGCGGAATACCTTGCCCGGATACAGTGACAAGTCCTGACCCGGCACCAAGTTTGTTTCATCTACTTCCACAATCAAGTTGCCAGACAGTACAGCGTTATCAACAGCCATACGCATAAAGCCATTCATCAGTGTCTGTGTATCATCCATGTTTTCTGCGATACCAACACCAAAGAATGAATATGGGTTCAGTTCATATGGAGCAGCAGAGTATGGAATCTTAGATGGCTTGAATGGGTTAAGAACCATACGCAATAAGCGACCATTACAAATCCAGACATTGGCTTGCAGTTCATCAAACTCTTTTAGGTCTTTTGGAATATCTACACCCTGCTCTTCAAGCAGTTCTGTATCAACCATGCCCCAGTACTCAAGCACTTCAAAGCGGTCAATGCCATGCTCTGGTGCGTAGTCTGACAAGTCATCTTCCCAATACTTCTTGGTATAGTTTTCTCCCATACCAATCACTTCATTGATAACTTCACCACGGAAGTATGGACGCTTCTTTAGATTACGTAATTGCGTACGTGACATCTTGTGGCGTTCAATTACAAACTGTGCTTCATCCATATTGTTAGCATCTGGGTCTGGATAAAAGTTCCAGACAGATACGTGATTTACTTGTGGGATTGTTTTAAACAGTGGGTCGTACTCACCGTCATCATTCCAGTTAGGGTACTCTTTGTCAATAGCAAATGGCCCCTTCATAACACCAGTGCCAAACAATGCCATTTCAAATGCAGCATTACGTAGGTGTTTAGTTGCACCTGACTCTTCTAGCTGGTCATGTATTTTCTTTTGCATTTTCTTTGCAGCAATCATTGCTGGGCTAAATGCAATAGCTGTAGGTGTCTTACCCGGCCCTTCTTTTAGCTTGTCCTGTACAGGCTCAAGTTTGTTTTGAAGCACCCCAAGTTTCTCTTGTAAGGACTGCGCTGTGGCTCCCGGTGGTAAGTCTCTGCCGTCACCTGCAAAACCGTAGGGACTGGAAAGAGCAGTTTCACTACGCAGTTGTTCTGGTTCTTTAGGGTCAAAGTGTACATCGGCAACCACACCTTCAGGCAACTCCGTTGGTTCTATAGATAAAGGAAAACGCTGGTTAGCGAACAGGACATCAACAATCTGCCCGTATGCTGCCAGCGTCTTAGTTTTTGTGACTTTAATAAAGACACGAGATTTTTCTGTTTCAGTAAATTGCACATCAGGACCGTACAAACCACGATAATTGCGGTAGGCTTTTAGCCAGCGTTCTTCGTCCTGATACCTATAATCTTCAGACCGCTTATAGCGTTCCATAATAAATGGGATGATGTTACTTACGTCTACGTCCGAAACAGATGTATCGTCACTATCTTCTAGTGCGATAGCATCGTCTTCAATCATGATTTCATCTTCATCCATTATACTTCCTTTGCTCCCACTATGGTGCAGGTATAATCTACTGACTTCCAATGTCCGTCTTGCGGCAAATCTTCGTGCAGTATTTTCATTTCAATACACTGTGGCTTATCCTCAAACCACTGAATAGTCTGTGTAGCACAGTGGCTGGTATCACAAACAGTTAATAATAATGTCCATATAACTTGCATCTTAATATCCAAAGGTTGCGTCTGCTACCTGCATACCGCCACCGGGTCTACCCATTGGGTCATAGTCAAATATACTAAACCGTGGTCTGGACATTATACCATATCTAAGAGCATCGTACAAGTGGTCTTCACTCTTTGTATCAATGTCTTCTGGGTTCTTTTTGTCCAGTGGTATTGAGGGAAGTTGGGCCGTGAGGTTTGTGCAAGTATCAAAGAAAACAAGTCTAGGCTCCTCTGTAAACTCATCTATCTGTAGTCTACGGTGTATCTCGTTTTTACCTGCTACCCGACTACCTCTACTTCTATCTGATGGTCGCCAACGACAACCTCTACTAATCATTTGCTCCGCAAGAGAAGGACCAGTGTCACCACGCTTATGCCAAAGAGAACTATCCAGAACGCCGTACTTAATATTGCCATCTTCCGCTTCCAAATCCAGAATCATATCTGCCAAGTCTGTGGCAAGGACTTTAGAAACGTAGAGTTCTCTATATACCACAAGTTGTTCGCTAGGCGCAACGGCAAACCACACAACAGCACTATAGCTACCGTAGCCATAATCGCAAGCACGAAACTTAACCCAGTTACTAGGTATACGATAAGGTTCAACAACATGAACCCGCCTATCAAACTCAGTAAACGCTGCTCCTTCTTTGATATCCCAATCGCCTTCAAGAAGTTGTCTTCTTTGCTGTTCGGGAAGTGAAAGAAGCATTGCTTCGTAATCACCTGCTTCTGCAAGGTATGGGTTATCAGAAAGTCTTGCGGGTATAAATCTTCTTTTGAATAAAGGTTTTCCAGCTTTGCTATGTCCTGCTGGATATCGTAGGACTTCTGTTGTTTCAATATCGGTTGCATCAAAGGCTCTATTATACGGCGAAGGGTCAATGAACATCTTCTTAACCCAATGATGACCTCTGCCGCCGGGGTTGGTCGTAGCCCTCATAAATATTGGCAAATCAGGTGCAGTAGACCGTAGACGAGAACGCATATAATTCCATGCGTATGGTGTGGCCCATTGTGTTAACTCGTCAAAGCCTATCCAGCTAAAAGCCAGACCCTGATAGCGCAATACATCTTCATCTCTGTCAAGATAAGACATCCACAATCTTGCACCAGAAGGCGCAGTCCACTGCATCTTTCTCTCTGACCACTTAATACCGGGCCAGATTTTTGGGTACAACTCCTGCGACTTAAATATAAGTTCGCGCAACTCCTCTGTGGTGTGTCGCAGCAGAAGCCCACTAAACTGTGGATGCCCCATGTAACGTAATGGGTCAGCAAGCATAGCGTAGGATTTACCGCCACCTGCAGAACCACCGTACAATACTTCTCGTTCAGCCGCCGCTAGGAACTCTGTCTGTGGCCCTGCATTTGGCTTGAACAAAACATTAGCGTGTTGTTCTATCTCGCTGCTGTCATACTCAGGTGATACAGTTTCCTGTATTCTAACCGCTGCTGGCTTTGGAGCCTGTTCTTTGGTTACTGATTTCTTCCGCTTTGGCGATTGCCGTTTTCGCATATTCTGCCCACTTGCGGAGGCTTGCAGCTTGATTCTTACGTCTTCGTTCATTATTCAACCGTTTCCTCAACCCTACGTGCGAGATGTATCTGCCAGTCTGTGTACTCAGCCAATTAGCCACTTCACGGTAGCTGTACTGATTTACGTGCTGTCTAGCTTTCTCTAACAAGTCCAATTCAATTTGGATAGGTTGAAGAATGTCGGGGTCTTCATCATCCTGTTTATATCCGAATGGTACAGTACGTGCAATACGTGGGATAGGTATCCACTCGTTTTCTTCTTTAATGTCTGTTGGCTGTGGTAGCTTCCACTTGCCTATGCTTCTTGTCATTTCTTTTTGCGGTTGTCCGTTGTAGATAAAACCATACCACCTACACGCATATCAGTTGCACCTTTATTCTTTTTATTATAAGCACGTACTTTTTCCATCATATTTTCTACGCCAGCCCTAGCTTCACGTGCTTTTTTGCCAACTCTTGAACCATACTTACCGCCCAATTCTGTATCGTCCCTAAGTATTTTATCTTGATAAATTTTTCTTGCTGCCGCTTCTCTTTGTTTTAATGTAACATTAGCATCTGAAAAATATGCCCCATCCGCTATTTTTTTAAGTTCTGCGTTTGTTAAATCAGACATAGGTTTGCCAAATAGTTTTTTAGCCAACCTTCTTAATATTGTTGCATCACTTGCCTTAACAATTTTTTTCTTCTCATCTGCCATCAGTCATCATCCTCTACTGGTGCTTTAGGTGGCATAAGCATAACGCCGCCACTTGCTTCTACCTGCATTTTCTCTGTCTTCACTAAACCTACACGGTCAAGCAGTTCTTTAGCTGCAGACATCTTATCACGAATACCCAACTCTGTCGGGTCATACAATGCACCTGTCATCGCCATCGCAGCTTTCGGCGCATTACGTGCCATATACATTTGCGTTGCTTCAAGAATCTCTTCTTTAAGACCTTTGACAATTTCGCCAGTGCTAGAAGTGTCAGCATACCCCGCCAGTTTCTTGGCAGCAACCATGTCACCACCAGCTTCATCAAACAAGACATCCAGAAACTTCTGCTGTCGTTCTGTTAGTTGTCTAGCCATTTACTTGCCTTTGTTTTGACACTTGCCTACAGCACC